TCGGGGTCAAAGTCCTGTTCGCAGTTCATCCAGGTGTCGCTGTCAATCCACGGATCGGACGCTTCCACCCACTGGCAAAAGTTCAGGCGGCGGACGATGCTCTCTTTTGAAGGCATACCACGAGCCTGCGTCACCTGTTCACGCAGGTACTTATCGCTGAATGTATGCCCAAGAGAGGGATTTGCTTTCCCCCAGCACGACTCATCTTTGAATGGGTCGTCACCTTCATCCAGCGAGCAGATGAAACTGAAAAAACTGTCATCTTCCAGATCGCCGGCGGCAACCTTTCGCCCATATTCATGGTACTCGTAGCAGACGCTGGTTTTATCATGGCCACTGTTGGTGATCAGGAACATCAGCGCCTGACGGCGGCCCTTTGTACCGGCGCGCATCATTTCAACAACAGCGTTAGTTTTGTGTTCATGGACTTCATCAATCAGCGCACCATGCGGACGTGGACCTGATTGACCATCATCGGAACTGATCGGCTTGAAAAAAGAACCCGTCTGCAGAAATGCAAGGTTCCATACGTTCAGGCCGGTGCCGGATTTGGTGATACGCTGTGCCAGCGCGGGCGACTGATCGACCATCGTTACGGCATCCCGAAACAAAATCATCGCCTGGTCTTTTTTCGTGGCCGCCGCGTAAACTTCGGCGCGCGGCTCTTTATCTGCCATAAGCAGATAAAGACCCACCCCGCCCGCCAGCGGCGATTTACCAGAACCCTTGCCGGATTCGATGTAGCTCATACGAAAGCGGCGCGTTCCGTCTGCTGATTTCCAGCCAAACAGAGAACCAATAATGAAACACTGCCACGGCAGCAGAATGAAGGGCTTCCCCTCATGCTCACCACCGTTAAGTTTCAGTACCTGAGCGAAAAAATTTATCACGCGCGTTACCGCGTCAACGTCCCAGAAGAGACCGCGCGTTTGTCCGTGTTCCAGGTCGCGTATGTGGCGGGCGCATGCGGCGCGAATATCCGGACCAGCAAGAATCTTTCCGCTGTTTACGTCCAGCGCATACTGCGTTGCCGGGTCAGCCGAAGAATGCGTTGAGCGGGTCTTCTTCTTTTTCTCCACCATCTGCGTTTACCTTTGACCGCGCGGCCGGTGTCAGGCCAAATTCAACTAAATAACTTTTAAAACGACGATCGGCATCTGCCAGCATGGCAACAGCCGGATTTGCCTTTATCAGAAAATCACCCATCTGCGTTTTGGTCGTGTAAGTGCGCCCTTCGATATCCACTATCTGGCGAAGCTGAAGAATTTCCGCATACAGATCACAAAGCCTTTCGAGCGCCAGAGTATCGGCAACTGTCAGCACCCCCATACCGTCAAGAAGAACAGTGAGCTTGCCCCAGGCTGTTTTTCCCCAGTCGGTCAGATGAGATGGCGGGCTTGGAATTTCACGGGCGGGCTTAGGCTCTTTCTTATTGAGCGCGCGCTTGCCGGGATTCCCAGTTACAACTTTCAGATGGGTAGGTTTTGGTCGTCTTCCGGCCATTAAAACCTCCCAGAAAAAACTTTTCATTTCGCGGTTGTGCACAAAAAGGGGGGCGGGCGGTCAGGAAGACGTTATCCTCTGAACTCTTTACCCACCCTCCCCCGTGTGTCTGTTCTTTATACCCTGCGCCAGTGCGACTGTTGGTCCAGTGGCAGGCCGTTCTCATCGCACCCGATGATGTGACCGCGCTTTTCTTCACGCTGCTTGGTGGAGTCATGGTGCTGCTTGCAAAGGGGCTGCCAGTTGGCTTTATCCCAGAATAATTTCTGAGCCTTGGCTATTTCTTCCTGCTTGCCACCGTTGATTGCTTCTTTCAACCTATGCGGCTTGATGTGGTCAACGACAGCTGCTGCAACTGCTCTGCCCTGTCGGTGACACATTGCACAGAGAGGATGAGACTTGAGAAATGACAGTCTTGCTTTGTCCCAACGGCTGTTATAGATGCGTGGCTCAGACATTAGAGTTTCCTGCTGGCTAGACGTGTCAAACCCTCGGCAATGGTGATATCACCAGCCAATGATTCGTTGTGTTTATGTTAAAAATTGTACTCAGCGAATGCAGCTTAAAGTAAAAAAACCGCCGTCATTGCGGTTATTCACTGATTTTACTGACTAATTCCTTCTGTAGCTTCATCTTAAATATGACTATGCTCTCTCTAAAACTCTTTCGAGCTGCTCTAAAAGCATTTATATCTTCTGGTACATCTGACATATCAAAGTCAAACCCATTAGCTATTTGGTTTGCTTTTTGTAAGCAACTTCCGCAATGACTAAGATCTTCATGTAACTTAGGGAAATATATAGGTATGAGAACGTGCAAACGATAGAAGGTTTCTGTATCTGCACATGCTCCTATCAAAGCATCCCTCTCTTTCAAACTAATACTACCTAGCATATATCGAATATGAGCGGTCATATGAGCCCTATTACTATTTGCCCATTTTGTGGCGCAAGAGAAAGCTTCCTCTCCCTTCTCTAACAAAACCGCTCTGCTTTGCTTACTTTTTTCATGCTCAATTTTTAATTTCAGGCTTTGATTGTTCTGTCTGTTATTTAGCCATGCACCAAGCAGGGCAAATCCCCCCGCTATTAATGCAGAAAGCAATGCAGCACCAGCTGCAATCAGGGCAGTCGCATTTTTATCAAACCATTCCAAATTACACCTCCTTTTGTTGGAGATGTCATTATCATGCATCATCCACCAGTGTCGCAACGCTTCACGACGTGGCTAACCGTTATCCCTTGTCGGAGGATTTGAAAAGTTTCGCGCTTACGCTTGTGAAGATGGCCTCGTGTGCCAGGCTGGGTGGGTCTGCATAATAACAATCTCGCTATCACCCCATTGGCCCCTTTCGGGGCTTTTTTTTCATCATCGGGCGCACTCGAAAATGCGCCCTGTGATGATCACTTCACAACGCTGTTGTCGATTGTCTTGATATCCACACCATCCTGCTGCTTGATGATGTTCAGTTGAACGCTGTCAGCCTTGCGCGTGGCAAGGACGTTGATATCTTTCTGGTCGTCACAGTTAAAGTCGCCCTGCAGAGAGAGTGCAACCGCCTGAAGAGAGTTGTCAGTGCTGAATGGAACATACTTCACGGCGTTGTTCTTATCGATGATCTTGACACCAATAGCGCCCGTCACATCATTCTGATAAAGGTCGTAGACGACTCCATTTCGGGAATCAGTATCCACCAGCACATCGTTACCAGCCGCTTGAGCGCTCGTCACTACCACCGCATCGATATCCGCACCTGGTGCGTTACCGCCAGTAGACTTGCTGGTATCGACGATTTTCACATATGGAAATGTACCGCTGGTAGAGGTGAGCGAATCAACATCAAACCCCAGTACAGAGCCACGGTTAGTTGCCGAACCCTGTGGCGTTGGGTTGATATCCTGGAATACTACCGGGGCTTTTTGCCAGTTGGTACCATCTGTCGAAACGTAAGCTTCGAAAGAATCGTAGACAGCCTCAGCATAGACAAAGAAATCGGCGTCAGAGTTACCACCCTTCTTGATTGCCATCGGCTCAAAAGACAGCACGACGTTTCCAGATGGGCCCAGCGCAAACGCTGTTTCGTTTTCACTGAAATAGTTCGGTGCTCCCAGCGCGTGTGCTGGCACATTGTAGCCAGATGCAACACCTGGTCCCGGAGAATAACTAACCACCTTCGTTGCGTACGCCTGTGCAGTGCCGGGAATATCAGGATAACCGGTATAGGACTGCGCAAAAGCAGATGAGGACAACAGGCAAGCTACTGCGAAAATTACTTTTTTCATGACTTTCCTTATAGAGGGATGGGTAACTACTTTAGGCACTGCTCTTTGATGTACTGCTGTAATACCGCTATTTTTGTTTGGTCGCTTTTGATTCCGGCTCTGATACCGAGAACGTTTCGTCCAGCAACTGGAGAGAGTTCGACGGTGGTTCCATCGTCCACGCCGGCGGGCTGGGTGGCTTGTTTTGGACATGTGCCGGCGACGAGCACCCGACCACCGCGATCAAGCTTGCGCTGCAAAGCATCATTTTCAGCTTTTGCACTGGCTAACTCCTTTGTGTATTTCGCATCGAGAGCGGCAACGTCACGCTGGCGCACCTGCAGGTCATCAATCGTGGCGTTTGCAAGCTTAAGGTCGCCCGTCGCTTTATCGCGCTGCGCTTTGTAGTCGATTGCGTTGCCACGGTAATGGCTTGCAAGTAATCCGGTTCCGGCCAGTAGCAGCACAAACACCGCGATTATAATCAGCAGTACCCGTGTCATTTATCCAGCCCCCAGCACGTCAGTTCTGATTCCTGATCGCGTCGCTCAACCTGCCCAAAGCAGTTATTCGAACGAATGCGGCAATCTCTGCCACCGTCAAATATCCAGCGTTTTATCTCAGCACACGCGCCCTTTCGGTCACCGGCGTTAAGTTTGCGGTAGAAGGTTGAAGGCAGGCATTTACCGGGGCCGATGTTCCACGGGCAGAATGACGCAATTCCTACCTTCTGCGGCTCAGTCAGCGGAACGTGAACGTTTCTGTCTACCCATGCCAGCGCTTTAGTCTGCTCCGCTTTATCGATGGCCCGGCACTGCTCTGCTGTCAGCTTCATACCCTTAACTACAGGCTTGCCGTTAACACGGGTCACACCACCGCAGATGGTCCAGACGCCACCAGCATCAGGATATGCCGTCAGGCTACTGCCCTCCTTCTCCTTCTGGAATTGCTCCATCAGAGCGGGGGCGGACGCGCCAGCAGCAATCAGCGTCAGCATGGCGGCACTAAGCCTGGTTTTGAGCTGCCGGGATAGCGCCATAGTTATTCCTTAACGGAGTCGAGCACTTTGTTAATGCCCTGGATGACTTCTGGTGATTTCTGCACAGCAGGTGAATCTTTGGCCCCGTTGAGGTAATCGAGTACCGCCTGGGCCCGAACGCGGTCCAGCTCAAGGCGCTCCTGCTCGCTACGTATGTTTTGCTCAATTTCTTTGCGCTTTAACTTCTCAGTGCGGCGTTTATCCAGATACCCAAAGATGGCTATCACTAAACCTGCCAGAGCGGTGATCATGTACACCCTGTCGAGTGTCACAACACCGGCAAGGCTCGAAAGAGTTGCCATCCAGGTGCCCCCGCTGATTGC